TCAGATATTTCTTTGAATACAACTCTCTCATTAGTGTCGCCAAAGTATTCTGGCTTTAGGAATGGCAGAACTTTTCGTGTAAATTCTTCACTATAGATTAGATTCTTCAGAATCGTAAGTTCCAACCGATGCATTTTCTTCCTTTAAAATATATTGTTCAAGCAACAGCACAAGGATGTCACCCATCATTGTAGCAAATTTTTCATTTGATTGCAATGATTCGTATGAATGTTCACCTGGATAATCCACAGTATATTCATACGATAATTTTGCCTGAACATCTTGGTCGGTTATCCATGTTTTTCCATAGTGATACTTTACACCTTTGAAGTCACCCTGTAGGATTGTAACACCAGTCCATTCAGGTGCTTCAAAGAATTTAAAGTCTACGCCTTCTTCAAGCGTCTTCGGCTTCGGCATGAACAAGTTCTTCAGTTTGGAGAATACTTCCATAAGATATCTCATATTTTTTACTCACATATTCTTTGAAAGATTCATTCGATAAAATATCTTTCCAAAATGCTTCGGTTTGAGTTGCATCGAATCTAACTTTGTCACCAATCTCACCAGTTGATTGATTGACTTTTGCATACCAACCAGGACTTGGTTTGGCAACAAACTTACCTTCCATTGCAACATCAAGTAGACCAGAGAATTTCTGAATACCACCTTCAAATGAAACTGCAATTGGTATCTTTGATTTCTCTCTCACATAACGAGACTTCTCAACATTGATGATGAAGTTATAACCTGTGACTTCTGTACCATCTTTTTCTTGTTGGCGACCAATGATGAAGATGTTATCAGCAGAGTAATAAGAACCTGTACCACCACCAACAATATCTTTAGGATACAAACCAATCTCTTTGTATGTGTGATTCACAACAATCATCGGAATATCTTTTAGATTCAAGTGAGGTGTAATCATACGAAACAAACTCTTCACTTGTTTTGCACGAGACATGTCTGCAACAGACTTACCTTCAAGTGCATCATCAACTTCTTTCTTTGATGCTAAGTTACCGATTGAGTCAAGAATAACAATCAGTTTATCACCACGGTCAACACCTTGAAATTGTTGCATGATATCAAACTTCAATTGTTCAATGTCAGTCAATGGTGTGTGTAGAACACGGTCCATATCAATACCAAATGTCTCAAAGTATTTGATTGGTGTGCCAAACTCTGAGTCATAGAACAAAAGAACTGCATCTTGATACTTGTCCATGTAAGATTTCGCCATGAGCAAAGAGAATGCAGTTTTAAAGTGTTTAGATGGACCTGCCCACATTGTAAGACCTGGAGTCAATCCACCATCTAGCTTACCAGACAATGCCACATTGACCATCGGCACTCCAGTAGTAATCATATCTTTATTGTTAAAGAATTTTGATTTCGAAAGAATCGCTGTCTCTTTGATAGAGGAATTCTTTTTCAATTTTTCAAGTATGCTCATTTAAAATCTCCAGTCATATTAGTAATTTGTGTTTTCGGTATAACTTCTGAATGTTCATCAACAAAGAAGTTCTCAATTGTATTTGTAGGTTTAGTTTCAGTTTTCTTTTTCTTAGTCTTGTTCACTATTATATCAGGTGTCTTCTCAGATTGCAAGTTCTTTAGTGTCATATTAGCGGCAATCAATAACAAAACTGCTAATGGGTCAAAGACAAAAATGATGATGAAGATAACCACCCTCACAGCTTTATCTATGAATTGGGCATCGTTTTTATCATACAACAACTCGGCGACATAGCGAATAGGACCAACATCTGCCATCAATTTATTTTCTTCAGTCATCAATGGCAATTTGTCTTTTGTTATCTGAGTCAACTCAACCTGAGTTTCTTGTATTTGTTTATCAATTTTTCGACTTGCTGTTGCAGGGTCGCCGGCTCTCTTCATCAAATACTCAAGTCTTTCTCTTGTCATCTTTTCTTGTGATTCAAGAGTCTTCAACTGAACCGTATTGGCACCAACTGATACAGTAGATTCAATGTGTGCCTTTGAAAGATAACCAAAGATACCCATCGATGTAATCAACATCAATAAGGCAACTGCAACTGTGAAATATGATTTCATCAAGATGGGTGCAGTCTTCCAGTTACGATACAACCATGATACAGTAACTAACTTAGATGCCTCTAATGCACCACCCATCACAATGATTGGCCAATACGAACCAGGAAAGATTAAAGCAAGCCCTACTACCGAATAGTAACCTGCGATTGCTGATAGAACAATTGCTGTAATAAAAGGTAATAGAACTTGTGTCATCCGAAGAAGTCCTCTAAAGAACTTTCTTTCACTGCTCTCCAACCAATACAGTCAAGAACACTCTTCAAAGGCTCAATGAATGATTTTTCAAACTGCATATCATAATCGATAACAGTAGTCATGTTCCATTCGCTTGGCATACGACTTGCGAAAGAAAGTATGTTGGATTGAAATGTGTTTGGTTCACGAAGAAAAATAAATTTAATCTTTTCACCTTCACGAATCAATTCATATCTCTTAGTCAACCCATCAGCACGAAGTCTGTTATTGTGAATCAATGCACCACGAACATGAATCGGAGTACCTTTTGAAAAGATTGTCTTTTCATTGGCATACTCTTTCAAGCCATTCACTGTTCTTGGAAAAGAAATATCTTCAATTGGGATTGACTTGAATTCTTTTCTAAAATTCTCAATGAAAGTATGTAACTCTTCTTCAGTGCCACCAATGATAATCTTCAAGGCTTCTTTAATCTTATCACGACACGCACTTGGTGTCGATGATTTGATTGCCTCAAGGCCTTGAATCTTGATTTGTGGTTCTGCATACTGAACACCTTCAGAATTATGCACATGAAGAATGTATCTTTTCTTAGCAGTCCAGATTGCTTTGTCTGCCAAGACCTCTCTCTTCATTTGCATTTTTTGCTGGTATGCGTGAACATAGTCAGCAAGCGCCTGATAACTTTCATCAATAAAAGGTTGAAGTTTATCTTCACAGACACGGTCCATGAAGGAGATGAGATTGTTAACATCTGTTGTTTTTGAATAGACCTTATCAACAAGCGGACCAAGATTGAGATAAATCGAATCTGTGTCTGAGGCGAGAACATAATCAACTTCATTTGTCTTTAATAATTTATTCATGTATTGATTGATACAGTTTTCAATCCATCTAATACTTAGTTGACCTGCTAAGGTAATACCTTCAGCTTGTCTCACATCAAAGAATCTGAAGTATTGATTACCCAAAGCACCATAAGCAGAATTCAGACCAACTTTCTTAGCCAACTGAAGATTCTTATATCGTGAGATGTGATTGCTCAATTCTTTTTTCGTTACAAGATTCGTTTCAACTTCATACTTCTGCTGTGCCTCAATCATACTCTTCTTATAAACCACACGACCATCATACATTCGTTCCATAATGTCTGGAAGAAAGCCTTTGATATCTGTACGAAAGAATTGTCCGTTTGGTGTCAAAGTTACATCTTTTAATTTTGATGTGTCAATTTGACATGTCAAAAGTTTATCAACTGTAACACCTTGGGCAATAATTTCACGCATCTCTGGTGTATAATCACGAGGTTCTACCAAAGTCTCTGGCGAGATATTGTATTGCATAATCAAATGCGGATACAAACTGTTCAAGTCAAACGATGCAACATAATCATGCTTACCCAACTGTGGGTCTTTAACATATGCACCTTCATAGGCAGTATCTTTAGCAGTAGTTCTCTTTGGTGGAACAATGATGTTCTTTGAACGAAGATGATTGAATGTGATTGCATCCCACATACGGACTTGCGTAAACACATCATCATAATTCACTTTGTTGTCGTAGGCTAAAGTCAATGCCATGTCAATCAAACGACCTTTGGCATTTAGTTTTTCTACAAGTTCTACATCTCGAATGTTGTACTCAATAAACTTCTGAAAGTTTTCACGATATAATGCTTGCAAGCTATCATACTCATCATATGAAATCTTCTCGCCAACTTTTTCTACTTGTGCAATATGGTCAAGACGATATGATTCTTGAGAATAGTTTGGTGCATACTTACGAAACAATTGCATGTAGTCAAGTGTTGGCACACCGACCAAGTCATAGATTTTGTTTGTCTTGCCATAGAAGGTTTCTTCACGAACAGATATCAAACCCCAAGGAGAAAGTTTCTTAACTTCTTTCTCATCAAAAAGTCTTTCAATTCGATTGTGTAGATATG